CAGAAAATTGATCGCTGTTAAATTCAGCAACACCTTGATCATTCTTCCACCCCGCATCATATTCAGCATCATTTTTATCAACAATAGGTGCAGTATTTGCCGTTGCAGTTGCTAATTTAGCATCAACTGTTGCAATATCACCATTCGTTGTATTATTTGCTGTACCAATAACAAGCGAAGATCCGTCATCGTCTGCAACAAATGCGTAATTTGCGGGATCAGGATCAGTTATATCAAAAATGCCTTTCACTTGAAGATCTTTTACATATTCACCAAGAGAGGAAGACACATCAGATGCTAATGAAGTTGCTATTGACATGCCTCCGCTTAGATCAGTTTCAACTGTACCTGTAACATCACCAGTCAATGCAAATGTTTGAGCAGTTTGTAAAGCAGTTGCCGTTGATGCATTACCTGTAACATTACCCTCAACATCTGCTACGATTGTGGCTTTTGTTCCGGTAAACGTATTTGAACTTTCTGTAGCGCCTACTAAGAATTTAAATTTGCCCGCTGTTGTAGATGCATCATCTGATGCGTTTTTATGATCGTACCCGAAAAATCCTACAAGATTATTAGGAGTTTGTGCTGTGCCTTCTGTGTAATTAAATTTAATACCACGCTCAAGACCATCATACACTGTGCCATGAGTACCCAACTCCATAACAGGATCATCAATCTGTACGGTGGTTGAGTTAACTGTTGTGCTAGTTCCATTTACTGTCAAATCACCTGTAATTACTGCATTACCCGCAACACTTAAATTATCGCCGACCGCTACTGTGCTTCGAACAGGAGAACCTATCGAAATCAAATCTGATGTTGCGTAAAAACTTACAGGATTTTCTGTGAATAATACGTCTGTTAATGTTCCTCCACCCGTGGGGTCAGAGCCGTCATTATTAATGGGTTGTCCACCTTCTTGAAGTGACAATTGGAATGAGTTATCAGTAACATTAACAGCGTAATATTGAGAACCATCAGTAAGATTTGAAATTGGTTGATCAGATTCATAAGTTATCAAGTCACCCAACAAATATCCGTGACCCGTGATATTGAATGTCATGCCAGTTGTAGTTGATCTTGTTACTACTGTGCCAGGATTTCCATTAACAGAAATAAATTGTTGGTGGACAAAAGGAGTTGATTGCTTTATGATTGTTTGAGGATTTGTCGCATCGCCATCATCACCGAGTAATGTTTTACTAGATCCTGCGCCAACTGTTACTGAACCAAACGCAACATCATCATCAACATCTAATTGTTGTTGTAAACCTATTGTCATGGTGCTAAGGTTATCATCATAAACAACAGTTACACCAGAATCACCTGCAAATTTAAATGTATCGGACCCAGAGATTAATCCTTCATTTGCCGTTACTTCTGAATCAGATACATTGATGCCGGTTGACCTAGATACAACATAACCCTTTGTTGCAACCTGTGAATCAGGTGAATCGATACCTGGTGTAGGCAAACCTGTGATTGTTGCTGTGCCATCAGATAAAATATTTCCGCCACTAAAAGTTAAACCACCGGCGTTTAATGTTAATGCGCTTTGTGTTAATGTCAGATCAGTAGTTTCGTCACCAATTACAATTGATGCTAATCTTCCTCCTGCGGCAGCAACAACAGCTTTATTAGCAGTAGGAGTACCTGGAGTTGCTGTCAACAAATCAGTAAATGCTTTACCACCAACTGCAACTGCCGCATCTTCAGCACCATCGCCTGTACCGATGTATAGGGTGTTACCTTCAACATCGTCTAATAATGAATATGCTAATTCACCCTGTTTTAGCACACCTGGTTGCGGTTTGCCCGAATTTGCTGATCTTTTTACCTTGATAATACTCATTAGAAAGTGCCTCCTTCAAGCACAGTTTCTTCGCTGTCTAATTGTGTTGTTGCGGTCCATTTTCTTGTATTTTGATTATACACTAATATTGAACCGTCTACTAAAACTGAAGCATCAACATCAAATAAGTTTTGCAATTGGATACTTCCTGCAGTCCCTCCGACTGCGTAATTTGTTACAAGCAATCTATTTGCTGGTGTGATAGTAGCTTTTATATTGGGCATCCTATATCCTCGTTATTCCTGGTGTGACTGTAACAGTTCCTTGAACTACACGATCCGTTTTCTGTGGCGCAGGTGATGTAATCTCAACATCATATAAGTATCTGCCTGGTTCGAGAGAGGTTGTACCTGCATAAGTCACTTCTGATTCTGTGCCTGCATTTAAAGTATAATCATCTTTGGGTAATACTAAAGTGATTTGACCTGAAACATCATTATGAGTTGTTTGAAAGGTTGTTGTTGCCGTTTGCGATGCATAGTTTTTGCGCATTTGTGAAGCAACAGTATAACCTGTTAGATCCACGGGTACGCCTGATGGATCAGATAAGTCAATTGTGGCATCAAAGTCAGCGCCTTGATCTATTGTTATATTTGCTTTAATAGCCATCATTTTCTCCAATTAGTGTTAATTAGTATTTATAAATAATATAAACACAAGTTCCCCAACTTAGAGGAAAAAAATGGCTGTATCTAAATATATAAGAATTGGTTTAAGAGCAGATAAGAGTCTAAACGATTTGCCTGATGAGCAACTCGGACTAGCTAATATACTAGATGACTTAATACCGAGCCAACCTTTCATACCCGGTGACTTAACCGTAATTAATGGATTAGGTCAAACAGACGTATGGGCTCAAGATCTTGCTGAAATACATGATTCTACAAATGTTTACAGCCCGTTAACTTTAGGCAATGATGGACAAATTGTTGTCGGTGCACCAATAGACATTCAACCAAGAATTAGAGTTATAGATAAATTAGTCAACGATAGAATTGTAGTAGGAGATCCTCCTTATGTTCTTGGTGGGTCAGGTCCAACAGCAACAGTGTTCTCGGGAGAGGCATTGACCTCTACGGCTGCTACTTTGACAGGCCTTATTGAACCAAACGATATTTATGATGCATCATATCCGAGTAACGTGATTACAGATGAATATTGGATTGATGGGTTATTCGGATTCAGTTCAAGGTTTCATCCATCATTTAATGACTCATTTGGAGGAATCACTTGGGAAGGACATTTTTCAAATCCTAGAAGCAGACCGGGTATAATTAGAATGAATTCTTTTTTCTTATTTGAAAAAGATATAGGACAAAATACAGGTGTTTACTTACCTGAAAAATGTGTCACACAAGAATCATTTGACGCCACAATCAATGCTGCATCAGTCGGTTCCGTACATTCGATTAGTAAATCTGATGGTATACACATATTAGATGGTATGCTCATAAAGGGGCCAGACGGATTAGGTTCTGATCCTACACATTACGTTAGTTCTGGCCAAGTTAGTGGAAACTCATTCATATTCAGCGCTGAGCCTATACAGGGTACAACTGCTTTAGCAGCTACTTCATCTGGCGATACAATGAATTTTTCTTTTAGTTTAGGCGAAGATGCATTAACATATCGAACTACTTTTACAGATAGAATGTCAAGAGGTGAAACGCAAAAAATCAGAATGACTGTTTGGTATCCCAAACCTGATCAGTTTATCCCTGCGAAATCAAGAGCAAAATTCCCGCCTTTCGGTATGCGTGCTGATATGGACACTGTCATCGCTGAATCAGATCGAGGACTGCCGTTTAATCATTGGTATAAACAAAATCGTGAAAGTATAATCGGCGATAATCCTCCTCAAAATTCATATGAGCATTTTGAAAGAAATGTTATAAATCGCAGAAATAAAAGAACGGGGCAATATTATTTAAATCAAATGCCCACTTACATTAGGTATACGCCTGAGCATGAAGTTGATAATATATCGAAAAAATTAAACGGTGGTAGGGTGCAACCGATACAAATTTTCCATAGTGGGGCTAACCAATTTGCATATAATGGCGGGTATCCAGAATCTAATGTCGAAAAAGGAGATTATATATTATTTTGCTTCAATGATTCTAATGATTTGAATAGTGACAATAAGCAATATTTTTTACAAGTCACAGATGTGTCATTGACAGATGGTGAAAATGATCAACTTTCAATCACTGTAGATAAATTTAAACTTGATGAAACCGTATCTAGTGTGCTTGCAGAGTATGGTATCGGGACGGGTATAATGTTTGATGCGTACTTGATTAAAGCTACGGGACTTGTCGGCATCTATCAGAACATGAGCGCAACAAATACAAGTACCTCAAACCCTATTACAGTAAATCTTAGAAATATTGCAAATGTTTCAGATCAATTCTCAACTAGGGCGGAAACTGACTTTTTTAAAGATGATATAAAGCTCGGCGATCTTGTCGTTACTCTAGATCCTGACGGATCAACAAACCCTCAAGTATTTGACAGAATAACAACTATAGATAAGAATCCCAGTTCACATGATGTTGAAATAACGTGTACGGGTTTGAAAACACAAACACGAGTGGCAAGTCAATATGCGTATACACTAATTTATGCACATCGTGGGTTGACAGATAATTCTACTATATCTCAATGCGTAGGTGTTATAGGAAGAGAAGTTGCATCTCCTCCCGCAGGATACCCAACAGCAAATACTGCTGGGCAACCATATCTTGCATTAACTACAGTAGAAGGAATATCAATAGGTGATTACGTACAATACTTTGGCGGCATTCAAAATGACACAGAAGGCGCTGGAGCAGATGCTGGTAATGGTGCTCAAGTTGTTGACATAATTAATGCGGGTACCGATAATATAATCGAATTAAAACAGACAGGTACAACCAACCCCCCCACCCCTTACAATTTAGACACAACAATACCCGCAGCAAGAACAGTTATTTTCATCAATAGTGCTAATGACCCAGGATCAGGTGGTGTTAAAACATCTTCAGATAAAGAATTGTGTGTGATGCCGCTAAACACGGCACCTCCATTTGAAGGGACTGATAATGGATTAGAAACGCCACCTGCATTTCCTGCGTTATCAGTCGGCGGCGATTTTTCGATTACTGGAATTGTGTTTGAAGATGCAACATCTACTGAAATTACAACAGCAACTGATGCTAACGGCGGGTTACTAATTAAAACGCCCAATGGCGGTCCTAAATATTGGGCGGTGTTTAGTTAAACCTAAATAAATTTAGTTTCATCATTTGTTAATAGCAGAAAATAATCTTCGCCATTAACTGTAACTTTTGCTTTATGCGTCCAGTTGCTTGCGACATCAAACGAACTTACGGCACTCCTGACTGAAGTGTTTGCTCCCGTTCCTTTTAGTAATATTACAGGTTTATCTTCCCATATTAAATTAAGAACCCTAGCGGATTGACTGTGTGTAAACGGACCTGATTCAACTAACTGAATATCTTGCGTCTTAATTGCATTTCTCGAAGTCCCATCAACCATCGCATAATTAGATGCTTCAACCCATGGGTTATTTTTATCTGAAAACGCTCTTTGAACTTGACCTTCGCCAAAGATATATAATCCTGGAGGTTGAACTGAACCCGGAACCTCAAGATTAGATAAAGGAATATTAGAATCATTTACGATGTGTGTAGGTCCTAGCAATTCTAAGGTTTGGTCAAAAATACTTGGTTTATAATTAACCAGATTTTTTGATTCTCTATATTTTAATTCGCCTCTTGCTATTTCCAACGTAGTGTCGTATGAACTTAAAGATTGCACTTTTAGGAATGTTACTTGATTAGATGCATCTCTATCCGCCTCAGGTGAATTTTCGTTTTCACTTTCATCATTAGCATTTGTGCTGTTGTATCGGTTTCGGTACCCACCTGTTTCATCGTTAATTATCGGTCGTGTTCTTGAATAGTTTAATATGTTTTCAAAATACACAGGTTCGGCACGGAAAAACTTTTTAGTGTTTAACGCAAGAAAGTAATCCCATGTTCTTGCAGATCCTGTAGCTCCGGTTGAATTATTATATTCTAATAATTGAAATCTGTCAATGCCATTACTGTTAGCAGTTATGTGATATTCACGTTGATTAGCATTATTTAAAGTATACAATACAGTGCCATTAGAGTAAGGAATTCTTCCGAAAACTGTTATGGGTATAACAATATACGTCAAATCACTAGCGTTAAGTGATCCGCCAGCGGTGTATATAACTTCATCTGGTTCAACGAATGCTTTATTGGTCGCACTGAATCCATCAGCGCCGTAATCCAGCTCATGCACATAACTTAAATTGCCTGCAAAAAGGCTAATATCATCTGCAATGCCTGACCCACCTAAGTTATTAAGTATGCCTGCTGCTGATAATGCGTTATCGGATTCTTGTAAATTGTTGTCTTGTGCAAATCCTAATGCCATACGATTACCTTGGGTTTAGTTGTCAAAATATTATGAGTCAACACTTATTGACCATTCTTCTGCTTGCAAATCATTATACAATTGTTTTGTTTGTGAGTCAAATAATGAATACCTAACTCCGGGTATACTCGAAATATTTATTTGAGGACTAATACGGCCGGCGGGCTTTAACAAAAAATTATCCCATAAATCTTGTAATAATCTTTTAACTGCGCCAGTAGTTAAATTATTATTTGATAAGTCAACATTTGTTATGTTTGTATTAGTAGATAATGACCCGAGCTGATATTCTACAATGTTGTTATTCTGCAAATACAGTTTAGACAGTTTTGCGCACACTGACATATCTGGGAATACTCCACCTATATTATTATCTGCTAAATTCAAGATACTTAACTTTTCGCAACGAATTACTGATGCGCTTGTAAATTCATTATTTTGTACATTTATCTCAGTAACTGTGCCACTGTCGAACGTAAATGCGCCTTCAAGCATATTATCAAACATTTGTATCTTTGTTATGTAATTCGCATTTGAGAATTGAGGCATTTGTCCTGAAATTTGTGTTCCTGTTAATGTAAAAAAGAGCATCAAATTCAGGTAATTAGTGCTAGGCATTTTTCCACGAATGTTGAATCCTGTGCTGACTTCTTTACCAGATCCGGTCATAGTAAAGGTATGTAAACTATTTCCACAGGGTTGGAATATGTCTGAAGTCCCTTCTAACTCTATTGATGTTCCGCCAGTAACATAAACTTTTCTCACAGGTCTTACATTACAAACAGCGTTCTTAATCAACTCAACCTGTTCACCAGTTCTGAAATTTTGTGCCATACCTGTAACTTTGTTGATTGTGTTGTTAGAAGTGGAAGGCACTGTGCCAACATTCGAAACTGACTGCACCGTATTAAGACCTTCGGTTGATGACCAATACACCCCAACCTGTCTTTTAAGAGAAATTCTATTAATCTTATAATCAACATTAGTACTTGCTATTACCAGGTCTACGCCATTAATGTCGCCGTCAGGAACATGAATAGTAGCCTTATGCGTTGTTGGCGAATTGGTCAACCCTTGCTGAATAAAGAAATGTCTTCCGCCTGCAGAATTATTTATTTTTCTAGTCCATGCATACACGACAACTTCATCTAAAATTGAATCTGCGCTGGGGTTGCCAGGAGCACCACCAACTTTTTTGAGTGACCCGCCTAAATGCGCAATCACATTACCCTTTCCGCTGTAAATGCCGATTCCTGAACTAGTCGCCTCAAAGGTTTGACCGACATTAACATTTGATGCTCCTGCATGTTGCCAGTTTGCTGCCCTATCAACCACAATGTCAAAAGTTCCTGATCTTGCGGTTACAGTAATTTGCCCTCTCATACTAGAGTGACTAACACACTGATAATAATATGTTCCTGCAGTAGTAAAGTTATATGTCAACTCTCCATTACTTTCTGTTGCAATAACATTACCCGAGCTATCCTCAAGTTGTAAAACATGTCCTCCAGTATTATTATCGAACGTAATAGTATCGCCCGAATAAATTTGAATGGTCGGATCAGTGGTGTCAGCAATCGTTCCGGTTCTGTCATTTCTTGGTGTTCCGAAATTATAATTATTGCCATCGCCGCTTGTTAAATCAAAAGTAAATGTTTGATCTGGTGATTGCGCAATATTAATTGCCGTTCCAAACCCTAATGGTTGCAATTGAATTGTTGTACTAGTTGGGTTTAGAACTCGATAATTTGAACCTGATGTCAAATTAGCGAATCCGTCTACGACATTGCCATCTTCTGAATATGATACAATTGTGCCTGTCGTCAATCCATGACCAGCCCCTAAAGTAATCGTGTTGCTACCCTGATTGAAATCAGAAAAGTCAATATTATTAAATGCAGGTGTTGATCCTAAATCTAAAATCTTATAATACGCCCCTGATACGAAATCTCCCGCATCGACTTCTGCTAATTTGACTTCTGCAAATTCTATTTCTAAATCATAACTACCTTTGCTAAGAACATATTGATCCTGGCCGTCTCTTAATATTAACGAAGTAAATCCGGCCATTTCAGTGGCGCCACTGCTGTACAGCACTGAATCAACTACAGTTCTAGGCGCTGATACCACCAACCTGTTTCCTGATATAGTGGGATTCACACCGTTAGGGGTGGTGCCATTTTGTAGGGTGCTAAAATGATTTGTGGCGTTTGTAAAATTAGGATTAGCAAGAATTTCAGCAGAAGTGGATCCGTCAACATTATCAAATGCATGAAATGCCTGATTTCCTGTTCCTCTATAACTAACTAAATTTGTTTGACCAGGTGTTGTAGTTGTATACGGACCAGTAAACCCATTAACCATAGTGTTTGATGCTGGGTTATTACTTCCTGATGCAGTTACTATTGCGTTTGCATCTGTAGTAGGCTTGAAGGTTCGATAAATTAATTCAAGCTCATCTCTAGACGGTATGTACCAATCAGAGTATCCGTTAATTGAGCCCATTCCCGGCGGCTTAATGTTGTAAGCTGCAAGATAGTCAACACCAGCAGCATATTCAGCGCCGTGATTTGTTTCGCCATCCAAAAAGTCCGGATTACCAACACTGCCTACGTCTTGCATATCTATAAATCTAGGATCATAGCCTTCGTAATCATTTTCATCAGCAACAATTAAATGATATGCTTGTCCACCTGGAGGTGTTATTGTTCCTACAAAATATCCACCCTCATAAGGTTGACCAGCACCACCCACAGGAGGTGATGCAGCCGGCAATACAAAATCATTGCCGAAGAAATTAGTTGCGCCTGGAGCGCTAGTAAAGTTGCCTTCAGTCACTACGAAAGATGCTAAGTTAGTCGTGCCTACAAAACTAGTACTTGACATTCTGTTCTGTAAACGAGTGTCGCTAAACTTCACTCTTGTTAATGAAGGTAATCCCGAAAATAAATTGTCAATGTTTGCTGTAACATATGATTGTTGAAAAGATAACTCTTCAAGGGAAGTACAACCATTAAAATACCCGTCAATTCCGCCAGAAGGATTTGCAAACCCGAAGTTTGAATCGTGATCATATTGTACAAGATTCGCCTTTCCACTACAATTTATTGCTTCAAGTTCGTTGCCTCTAACTTTAATGTTTACTATTGAATCAGGAACCTGTATTGCAGTAAAACCATCGGCAGGATCGTTACTGGCGGTCAATTGGCCCACCATGTCATTATTACTAATACTTAATGTGGTAAGGTTATTAAGGGGACCATTTGTAATAGCGTTGTCGTTACCATCAAATGAATCATGTGTAATATCCCAAGGAAGATATTTGAACTTTTGACTGGATACATAATAAGACGTCAGCGAATTGCCGTTAAGTATGGGAGAAACACTGTTTGTTGTTCTTGTTGAAACGAATGTTCTAATAGCATTTGATCCGCCAGTGCCCCTAGTACCGCAACTAAAGAGTTGAAGACCGGCAGGCACGTATAAACCCGTGCCACTAGCCTTTAAGGTTCTGATATCTATTGGAGTTGAATCCACAAAACATCCGTCTACATTAAGATGTCCCAAGCTAGCAGGAATATAATTTTTAAGTTGATTCTGAGCACTCACTCCCGAGGTGCTAAACGGATTTCCGCCAGCAAACACAGAGTATAACACATTAGTAGTATGTGAGGGATCATTGCCGCCTGTAATTTTAAAAAGGTTCGGCATTTCGGGAAAAAGATTATTTTCAATGGCCAAGCTTACCAACTCCTTCATTTCGACATTAGGAAACTCTCTAATTCTCAATGACTTTGGATTTCCAAAATTAAGCCATAATCGTTCAATCTTTTGCGGATTATAATATATATCAATGAATACGTCCGCTGCTTGTGCGCCAACATTATATTCAATAGTGTTTGTACTTGACGTTCTAGGAATTGCAGGTGTTACAGGATACTCTTTAAATGGATTATCATCAGGTAGTGATTGATTTATAAACAAAACGGTCGGCGCAATAGTTGCAAGGTCAGTTGGATTACTATTTGTGGTCAGAGAAATTTGAGCCTCATTGAAATTTCCTTCAAACCTAAAGGGAATATTTCTCATTGTGAATAGCTCTCTATCTTGCCCATTCACGTCTACAGTAATTTTGTGGGTTGGGACTTCTGCGCTAAATCTTTTCGCAGACAATTCTCCCGTAAAAACAATATTTTCTAGATCAATAACAGATTCATTATTTGCATCACCCTTAATTACTGTGTCAGCACCATAAAAAATAGGTCCGGTACCAATTTGCGACCAAGATGATACACGACTGGTAGAAATGTCTGCACTTTTTAGAGTAGGTTCACCTGTTGAACTATTAATCGATGCATAATCAAAATAGTTGTACTTTATTGCACCTGCAAGTAGTTGATTATCTAACCTTATATTAAAGTTTGAATCATCAAGCAATGTAGGTGTGTCTAAAAGTTCTCTAGTTACGACTTCGGCACCAGCCGCATTTGCAAAGTTTTGTTTTTCCTGATCAACATTTAACCCAGATAAATTGTGTAATCCATCTCTTGTTAGACCTGAAGATTGTAATCCTCGAATGTGATCAAGGTCAGCTCTATTCAAGTTAATGTTTCTTAAGGCCGTAGGTTGGTCAGCTACATCACTAAGGTAGTTACTGACATTTAACCCAATAAAAATAGACATTACTGCTCCTTACATGTAATAGTCATCTGAACATTAACATTAGAATCAGGACCTGTTGCTGCAACAGGAGTTGCTTTAAAATATAAAGCATTGTTATTATACAATCCGGGAGTCAATGTCAACCTGTCAATATTGAATATATTTTCTAATCCAAAATCAATCGCCTCATCTCCTCCTATGTAGAAAGAATAAACATCTTCTCCGTCAGCAAGCGGCAAATCAGTTTGTGTATCAAATTTAACACCTGATAAGTAATCATTACTTATAAAATTTGAAGGTGCTCTATCTGAGTTAGTTTGAACATCTTTGACTACAATTGCATTGGACGTTTGTTTATTAGGCACGTTAAACTCGGAACCAACACTTGTAAACAAAGTGCCTGCTTGATTTTCAGTACCAGTTCCCGCAAGTCCTATAAAATTAGGAACATGTGTAGTAGTAGTAGTTTCAGATATTTCTTCAACAATAATATTATTTATTCGTGAATTTGCTCTCATTGCAAAGAATAGATATAATGGTTGAGAATTGAAATCATAAACCTCAGAGATAGTAAAGTTTTGATAAGAATCAGCAAGAGACAATTTATTGTCATCAGAAAGTGTTATGATCTTCGCATCTATCGAACCTGCGGCTGTGGCAACAGCAATCAATCCTGTAGTTGGCGTGTCTGGGTCAGGGACTCCAGGATATGCCTTCTTAACATATGCTGTGATAATAGTAGTGTTATCAGGTAATGATTCAACAGCAGGTGTAGTAACATACACATATCCCGTACCTTGATTATCAACACCAACCTCTGCACGACCCAATCGTTTTTCTGAGACAACAGGAGCATCAAGTGATTGGAATATAATTCTTGCATCAGCAATAATACCTGCAGGCGCATTTGTTAAATCAGTGTCAACAGAGTCAATATCATATGACAATGTTTCAACTCTTCCTTGAACACAACTTAGAACACCTTTCGTGCCATTGAATGGTAACTCAGATCCTCTTATCCTGTAATCTTGTTCCAATCGTGAACCATTGCCGCTCTGCACTTCTCTCAAATCTGCACCCGTTGCAAGGTCAAAAGCCGTCCAATTTCTAGACCATTCGACAAACAATTCTTTTTGGGGGTCAAAAAAGTTATCAGTGTCATCATATACTGTTAAGTCAGACGGATCTTTAGGGTAAACACGTTTTGATGTACCAAATTTCAAATTCCCTATCACATCATCACCATCAATCTCAGTAAACTCGGTAGGCACATCAGGAGTTACTCCTATTGCAAAATCTGCTGCACTAGTATTAGGCGACCTCGGATCAATTGGTCGAGGATTTAAGAAATGTATTTTAAATCTATTTGCAGTTATTGGCGTATCAGACGGAACAATTGTTCTGTACCCTGAAAGATGTGCAGCAAATACATTATTATCAAGGCCGTCACTAATATCAACGGTTTCAGCCAGACCGTCACCATCTAAATCGCCAGAAATAGTCACAGATTCACCTACAGTTATATATTCAGGATCAATTGCAATTGAATAATTATTGCCTTCGCCTTTACGTCTTCTGCCTACACTAGCTATGTCAGTTTCCCCTTCGATAGGCACAGAGTAAATTCCCACCATGCCTGGGCCGATGAGTTTTGCGTTTGCATCTAAAGGTGTTAAAATATTCGTATCAGACACATCAGGATTTTGTTCGCTTTCAACGTAATATATTTGATTTCTGTTATTGAATCTCACATTAACTGGTTTATCAAATCTATCTGATGAAATCAAACTAACACTCTTTGTACCATGATGACCGTCAGGACTAACCTTAACTTTTGTAATATCAACCCTTACGTTTTTATCTGATATACCGGCCAATGTTATGGGATAAACTTTTTTATTATTTAAGATGCCATTATACGCTTTATTATCGGGATCGTATCCAAATGAATTTGTTATTCTTGTTTTTGTATGAAGCGCAATAACAGACCCTCTTAAATTTGTACTAGAGAATGTTCTTGTATCACTTGTTGTTCCGCTTAATGTTATATTACCTTCATCGCCGCCATCAATATAATATGATGACCCGTACTTGTAAATATAAGCAGGTTCTACGATGCCGCCAGTATTTTTATTTGATATTACATATCTAAATTTAAAATCTGCTGCTTTCAAAGCAGGTTTTTCTAGCTTGTTTTCAATAATCCAAGTATGCAAAAGAATCCATCTGCAATCTCCGTTGCCTACAGGAACATATGCGTAGAATTTAGCACCAATAGCACCATACCAAGAAAACTCAATCTTGTACATAGTTACATTCACTAAGTCTATAATATACCCTGACGGTCCTTGACCATCTAGGGCATCACCATTCCATTTGCTTCTTGGAACAACGACAGAATACATTTTTTCTGATTTATCATTGCCTGGTGGTTGAGCAGGTTCTTGCCTTGTCCCAGTCAATTCATTAAATTCTTGATCTTCAAAAGGTGTCCTAAAATCATCAGCAGGATTTAAATTCATGCCTTCAGGGTCTTCTAAAACTGCATCGGGTATTTTGATCGTAGATCTTTGAACAATGTTAAACTGAGATCCTGTAACCTGAAACATATATTGATCGGTATCGTTTGCGCAACCCCATTCAATTTTATCTGATTGTTCTCTTGGGTTGTTTTTAACCCTTAATCCAAAAGTGAATCCTGATACACGACCAGGTTGATACCTGAATGTCTTACGACTTTCTAATACACCTACAGTAAAGTTGCTAGGATTCCCCCCAGGTTGCGTATAATCTTGCGTTGCATATTTTTGAATCGCTTGATATTCGCCTATATATTGTCTGATTAAAGGGTTGCCAGTTTGAACATCTGTCTTAAACGGTATTTGTACACCATTGTCAAGTGTAAACAAGGGATAAGTATCGGTATCTGACCTAATTTTAAAATAGAACAATGTCCATTTTTCAATTTGATCCATTGCATCTTGTGTTGAAAAACCTGTTGCAGTATTTCCGTATCTCACATTCCTAAAACTATCAGTACCCACAAAATCAAAGTTATCATTTTGAGATTGCGCAGAATACTTATCAAAAACATAAGGTTCATTTTCAACATCAACAATTCTTATACAATCATTTAGAAAATTGTCTTCAGCAAATCTTAGATTGACAGGAGCCCAAACCTCATACAACCATCTTCCTAAAGCAAGAAATCTTATATATTTACCAAAGGTAGATGAAGCCTGAACAGTATCTTGTACATTATTTGGGTGATCAGGAAATGTGTATTGCACAGGAAATGATGAGAGGTATAACGCTTGTTCATTTGTTTCTTCGTGAAACTCAGCAAACCCTCTTTTCTTAAAAATAGGATGCTTTCTATTATACCATGCAGCAGGTATTTTTCCGTTTCCTACTGTATAATAATTCCAATTATCAGGATCGAGGCCGTACGTAGATACGTCAGCAAATAAACTTAATTGCTCTTCCGCACGAGTTACGCCGAGTAGCGTTGAACTAACTTCTGATTCGTTTGCAAAAACTTCAGTGACAGGAATCGCTTCCTTCTTTACTTTGTTACCTACAACGGCAGGAAGCGAGTTTGATGCAACTGTAAACGCTAAATCTCTTGCATTATCTTCAGTTACAAGAGGGTTCCCCGCCGCATCAGTAAGCGGGGTACCTTGTAAATCAACTAACTGATGATAGGATTTTGATATAGGCGCAGGCGTCTTATCAAATCCAATTTTTACCTGTCTTGGCATCTATTGTTCTTCCCATGTCAATCCTACTGCAATATCATGTTTTTCGCTTACAGGGTTATCAGAATCAATAGCAAAATACAATGTCTCTGCTTGATCTGTCAATGGATATGATAAATATTCTTTGTTATAATCAAAATACGTATCAAGATTAACCTGTTCAGTTCCGTTAGGTTGTAAATATAATGTTGCAACATTCGAACCTGTATTTGGAATAGGAACTACAGTATTATTTATAGCATTTACAGATGTTAATTGATCTGCTAAAGGAACAAGATTTTTTGTTTCAGTAGTAGAAGTCACAACTTCGCCATCAGTGTTGCCGCCACGAACATATCGTCTGTCTGCCAAGAATTCGCCAGCATTATTAAGCACAACAACATCATTGAAAGATTGTAAAACTTCAAAATAATATTGATTAGTTTCTTTATACAATCTACCAAAAATGGTTTCGTTATCAACACCGCCAACAAGACCCTCGAACCAGCCAAATAACTCTTCGCCATTTTGCAAGTAAGGTGTAGAACCATCAGTAAACGGAAGAGGATTATTCGATGGTGAAATGATATGCTCAGCAGTTAATGCAAATGTCCCCTGAGGTTGTGCTAAAGTCTGGAATATGGGTGTACGCTTCATTCTTAATCGAACTGGTTTATTGCCCATATTTGCGGTAGACATTTTAGTAGGATAAACTTGAACACGGTTACGAACAGGATTACCTTCAATTGTACTCTTAATTACATCTTTTGTCTCTAACCCGTATACTAAATCAGCACGATCAGGAATAAGTGTCAACCCAGTACCTTGCGGCATTCTTGTAAAGTAAATTTTATTATTCGCTGCATCAATCCAATCTACTTTGATTCCTGTGTCAATAGGATTGTTAGTTTTGACTTGCGCACCCATGAAGTAAACAAGATCAGCACCTAGTGGTAAATCAGTAGCATCTGTACTAATCGTCTGAGTGTTGCTTGGATCAAATGCGTACTCTGCGGCAGTATAGGTATTGCCAGACTCAATCTCCCATTGTTTACCATGTGAAGCAACAGTATCGTTATTGTTATGGCTGTATAGGCGAACAGTACCACGGTCACCACCATCAATGTAGTATGAAGCACCATACTTAACAATGTGATGACTTTGCGATGTTCCGTATGTGTGTGTCTTGGTTTCGCCGTCACCTAATGTATCAGTTGAACCACCACCCCATACGTTGTATGTGATTGGCAATGTTGCGTTACCAAGAGATGCGATCTTCAACTGATTCGATGCTCTTAGGTGATGTACTCGTACCCATCGTGCTTCACCGTTACCAATTGGAACATATGCAAGGAACAATGCACCTACCGCACCATACCATGAGAATTCAATCTTAAGCATCGTTACTTTAGTGAAGTCAAATTCATATTCTGATGTAGCATCAACCCATACACCGTCATCATTAAGAACTTCCATACCTGGTCGAACAATACCCGTTGCACCTGTTGCCAAATCACTGTATACTCTCTTAGTCGTTTTACCGTCTAACTTATCATGACTGAAGCGTGAACGTGGCACACGATATTCATAAACGCCCCAGAATTCTGGTTTAACATTATTCTTAATCCAGTTAATATACTCGGGAGTAAAGTTTAATTTATCGTATTCTTGACGAATTGTTCCGATCTCTGTTGCATCATTAGGACTCAGCGTAGTGTTGATATGACCTATGTATTTCGCTGTAGTATCTTTAAGTTGCGTTGATGATGAATACATTAATGGCCATTGCATACCTTTAGGGAACGGATCATCATTTTCATTAAGCACGCCTTCAAAATTACTACCATCACCGTTTCTAATCATTCCTTCAGGTCTTTCTTGAACCCTATAGGTTGCAGGATCATATGTGACATCACCTATAAACGGAACAACTGTTTCAATGTAAATAGTATCATCTGAAAGATTCCCGCTTTTTTCAGCGTACACATCATTTCCGTCTTGATCTTGTAAACTAAATTCGTTTCCTGTTGGTCCGTAGACACGACTTACATTATATATCTTGCCGTACTTAGTTTCTGTAGGAGTAAGTGTTTTGTTGCCTAAAGTTATTTCACTGCCGCCGCCGATAACTGTTTCGCCATCAAGGTTAGTGACACGAACTTTTTGACCAAATGTAACAATACCACGAGTCAATTTAAATCGTGTGGGTTCACTTTCAATGGTAGGTCTTGCAACATGCGCTTTTATAGATTTAATTTCTTTTAACAAGTTCGGATCATTTACAGCAGCATGAACCATTAACAAACCATCACGGAAAACAACTAAGTTACCTGCAAATCCTCGTGTCCCTAATTCGACACCTTCAGTCGTTTCTGTGGTGAAGTTATCAATTACAACGTCTGACAATTCATCAATTTCACTAACAGTACTTGATGTTGCACCTAAAGATAGTTGACCATCATTCAAATCAGTTTTGATCCAATCTCTCAAGTGTTTGTGCTTAGCAACTTCTTGCGGAATACCATTTTCTGTTTGAGTGTAGATTGAAAGTCCTGCACCTTTATAGTACATTGAAGCGTTGTATAATGTTTCTGCATTACCACCACCAGCAGTATCATTCTTGTACCCGTTAATGACGTATTCAATATCTCGAGAGCATTTAAACTTGATATTTTGATAATATTCGTTTAAGGCAAGTGCCTGATCGGCAGTCAAAGGAATATCTGATCCAGAGTTGGGCAAGTCAGCAGCAAGTAGTGTGTTGCCTTCAGAATAAGGATAATATACACCAGAAGTAGGATCGGATGTTAAATTATATCCTACCAAACTTTCTAAATCATCTTCGGTGTCAGGTGTAAACAAAGCGTTAATAGAATTGGTTTGGAATTCATACGTCTGATAATTGTTTTTATCATCAACATCACTAGAATTGTATTGAAACGATGAAACAAAGTATGACCAATAATGCTTTCTGGTATCGAATAATGTTTCAATTCTGCTTTTTGACCCAAATCTTAGATTGTTATTATTTGTTGAATTTGTGTATGCTTGGTATAATGTACCCTGATTATTTCCGGTAACTGCGGTAAAAAATAATATTGGAATATTAGTTAAAGCGTCTAACCCTACACTTGTTGCTGACCAAACAGTCCCTGAATTACTACCATACACATTACTGTTGCCGATCTTCGCCCGCAGTTGTGTATAAAATGCTGCTTCAGCACCCGAGTTATTCAATAACGCAGTTGTGTAGTTCTTAGTATTAAGATTTGTGTGACCATTTCCTCCCCACTCCAAATCCATTGCCATCATGTCAATCCAGAATTTGGCATCACGATGACATTTATCTCTATACACTTGTTCCGCAGCCGCATCATTAATGCCTTCAAAATATGTTTTCAAAGCATTTGTTGCAGGAGCACCATTAGAACCAGTCAACAAATCGTCAAATGCACCTACTGCAAGATCAATACTATCTTCTAATAATTGGTCGACTTCACGTACATAGTTGCCGCCTTTTATTTCAGTACCTTCTTTACCAACAACACGATAATCATCAGTTTGATTAAATGGAATTGCTTTGTCATCTTCACCAGATCCTTCAGGTTTTCTTAATAACTCAGATGTTAATCCGAAAGGTGATGATGGGAACTTAAGCAATGATTGTGTTCTACGTACAACACTAAAATTATCTTCTTGTCCCGATTGTATCGATTCCCAATAATACCCATCAAAGTTATCGAAAATACCATATTTACGAATAACTGGATTGCGAGCGTAGTGTGCGTCTGAAACAGATGCTTTCACACCAAAGGTTGCCGCAGATACACGACCTGGTTGGTATCTGAAGAAACGCTTAGAAGTCAATACTGCCTTTTTATCACGAGGTGCTTCAACAAGTGCACCCGCTTCGTTAGGCAAATGCTTAATACCATAACCCTTAGCTTGGTCCTTATTATAATATTGAGGACTTGATGACCATTCTGTTGGGTTCACATCGTATGTATTAACATCAGCAAAGATACCAAGAGCAACTTCCGATCTAGGAATACCCAGTAACGATAGTGATACTTCTGATTGAACTTTGTTTTGTTCAACAACCGGAATAGCAGATTGATCACTAGCCAATACAACAGGAATTGATTTCGCTGCTGGTTGCTGACCTGGAGCAACTGGGGTAGTTCTACCTACGTTGACTACTCTCGAGTTGTTATTAATATTTGTTAAACTAGACATATGTTATTTAATCCTTCCGGTTGCTATTACAAACGTATCTTCTACTTCTAGTATACCACCTGACCCGCCTACTGCACCGCCTGAATCTGGTGTGTTGTTGAAATACGCATTCGGCCATTCTATTTGTATTATTTTTTGTTCTGTGCCATCACTGATATCTGTTATAATTCCGAACTCATCTGGGGCAGTAGCACCCGGACTAGGATCTACACCTGTACTGAAGTTCAAATGCTGTGATACACCTAAATCTTTAGGTCTTACTTTTCTACCTAGACCTAAGTATTTATAATCCCTAACAGTGATGGTGTAATAAACAGGTGTTCCTGGGCCGCCTGGTTGGGTCCATGTTCCAGGATTACCTGCATTATTCACTATAATTGCTGCATCTACTGGTGCTGTAATAGTCGCTGACCAACCAATTCCTATGTGATCAGGATCACCTGTAGTCATTGCAAATGTCCCACCATTATTATAATAGATAGTGTTGTTCGGATTCTTTAGATAATCCGCAGTGTATGGTTGACCAGAGAACTTAATTTTGCGAACTGTGTCACTTGGTATTGTCCACTGGAATCCGCCTTCAGACGGCAGGTTACCTGATTCGTACCTATTTACAATTCCTAAGAATGCATTTCGTGTTAAAGTGTGTTGCGATCCTGTTGCACCGTTTTGTTGTGGCCCAGCAGCATTTGTGAATGTAACCTCTTTAGCAGGATCAGCGCTTAGCGCACCTACTCGGTCAGTGTACAAACGAATAACATTAGGAGTAGCAGGTATGGGTATTGAAACAAAATATGTTGTACCGTCAACCAAATCAGGTGAAGGTGACACTGCACCATCTTGATTACTATCTAATCCTTTATTGTATACCACAGGATCTCCTGTAGCAAGACCATTAACAATACCGGCAGGCACTGTAACAGTAATATTATTATTTACAAAATCGTATACAGTGTCATCAGTAGCATCAAATGTTGCAACTACTATTTCTTGAGATGTACCTGTGGGTGCAGTTAAATCCTCGATCCAAATACTTTCTTCGCCACTAGCAGTTTTCTTAATTGCAAATATTTTATATTCAGGTAACGAAGCACCGAAGTCATAAACTTCTCCGTTTTCTTGATACTTGTGGAAATCAGAGTCAAATGAAGATGGGCCGCTTGACGATAAACTAACAGAAGTAAGATCAATATTAATAAGATCATATTCTGAATTGTAAATGTCAGGAGCAGGTAAGAACTCACCTGCAGGACCAGTAAGCACATTTGGTGATGAAATCATGAATTTTGATCCGAACACAATAAGTCCTGAACCGCAATTTGAAATGATATTACCCTCTACAGAACCCTTGTCAGTAAGAGAAATGTCAATAGCACCTTTAGAAAAGTTTTCAAATCTGTTGGATGATATTGAAGTGACTATACCGCCGCTAGCAATAAGCGGTGAGAATACATGCCTATCGGTTATGCCTGAATCTAATGCTTCACAACCTATCACTTTCAAATTAGTAGGATCAGGTGCATAAATTCCGCCGCCTATAGGTTTGCGTATTCTGACTTTATCAAATAACACACTATCACTAAATTGTCCTACGTCAACTGCGTAATTTAATGTGATATTACTAGTATCATCAAACCCGATAGAGTTTATTGAATTGCCGTCAATATCAAATCCTACAAAACTTGTGTTTCTTAAACTTTGATCAGCTGACTTAAGAATTGTTGTTGAAGATGTTGCTCCTGATCCTGTCCATCCTGACCAAGGCAATTTTGTCAATTTTGTGTTATATGCGTATCCAGCAATACTAAAGTTATCTGGTACTACTAACTGTGTTACGATATATGTTTTGGGATTGAATTGAATCGCCTTTCTTCCTGAATCAGAATTTGCTGTGATAGCAGTTTGAATCTTGGCAGTATCATTATGTGAAATCCAAACACCATTTGTTTCACCCGAATCCATTATCACATTGCCTTGCAATGTCAAATCAATGTATGTGCTAAGGGTAGGGTTCACTTCATTTTGATATTCGATAGATTCAATTGTCGCATCAACCCAACCTCTTGCTCCATTTGATGCAAGGGGAACCTGAAATGGTTTAAAGTGTACAGTGTTTTCAGGCAAATATGAGTTGTCGATTTGATTTTTACCTGAATGTGTTAAAACATCGTCAGTGTAATAATCTATCCATGTATCATTTTTCATATCTAGTGGACCTACAACAGCAACTAGTTTAGGTTCACCTTTTAATTGTTCTGCGATTGTGTTGACTTGTGCCACACGTCTATATACACACAACCCTTTACCTGGGGTTATGCCTGATGTTACAGATCCTTCACTATTATGTGTCAATTGTAATTTGACAAAATTTTCTACACTAAATGATTCAAGGATTCTATTTTGATTTTCAGACAAGTATGTCAATCTTTCTTGGTCAGTTAATGCAGGTGCTACAGGAGTGCCAACATTAACTGATTGTTCGCCTGTAGGTGCAGAAATCTTTCCTGTAGACATGTCCCATTCACAAATGCTATATGTGATGCGCTGAAAAGGCGTTGATATTTGAACTGGAGTCAATGTATGCGAATTACCTGAACCTACATCAAAAGTTTTTGCTATTGTTCCATTTAGAACATCAACAAGTTGAACGGAATTTGCATTATTGCTAGGGTTATATATGTAATATGTTTTACCTTCTTCTAACCCAATAACAGCACCTGCGCCACCTGATGCATAGATTACAGCATCATAATTATCAAACCCATGAGGACTAGCAAACGTGATAGTGTTATTTGCAATACCTGTAGTTGCATCAAATGTTGGTACGCCACCAGAAAAGTTTGAATCAGCATATGTGTTAAATCCTTCAACAACAATTGAAAAATCTGCCTGATTTGTTATTGGTGTCGCTGCGTTACTAGAATCGGCACCAAACAATCTAATGTTTGTTCCTGGTTGATATGATAAAAATCTTCCGGTTTGATCTCTCTTAGGAAAGTCAGCACTGGTGCCAGGAATTTGACCTTCAGTTTTTATTCTAATAACATTAGTTTCGTTAGATTGACTAACAATAGGTGCATACCCAACAGTATCAAAATAACTATCGATTACATTACCTTCATCAAAAGTAATATTGTACTTGTTGAAATAAGCAGCAAAATTGCCATCGAAGTATGTTTCAACACGATCATCAGTATAGAACTTATTAAGACCTTCTTCAATATTACTAGTTGTGATAATTACAGGAACAGATGTTAATGCGCCATTTTCCTTTTTCTGGAAAATCAGTTTACTATCTGATGGCCTTAATCGTATAAATCCGCCAATGCCGCCTGCTTCAACCTGAGCATTATTTAAGTCGTGTAGGTCTGTCGGTATTGTGGGAGTATTTTGAAGATTGCTGTATTCTAGGTAATATGACCCTTGTTGGCCATCTAATTTATCAGCATTTAGTAGGTTGGTTCCGTTACCCGAATCATATGCGTTTAAAGCAGATACCATGTTTCCTGCATTGTTAGCAAATGTCGAAGCATCTACAACAATAGATTTTAAATCAGAAAAATTTATCTTAGCAGAATTGCCGGTTGCACTAACTGCTACAGCAAACACATCATTTGCTGTTAGAGTCTGAACTGCTGTTAAATCTGTAAATTTTATTGCCATGTGGAACTGCCTTTCCTGTTAAGTATAATGTTTATTTATATTTAAGGTTTCGTTTATATTTGTTGAATGCCATAGTAATATTTTCCAATTTCTCGCCATCCGCCCCTTATATTTCTTGCCGCAGTAAAGTCCTGACCATAAAGTTGAGTACCTGCGAGACCGTTTATCACATTTGCGTTACCTACAAAATGTGGGCCTTGATTACCGCCTGGTGCAACATAGTTCTCATATTGCGATTGATCTGCAGGTACATTGTATGATGGTGCATCGCCACCTTTCATTCCAAATGCGCCACCGCCACCGCCACCGCCGTATATGTCAGTAAATGAAGTTTTGATGTTTTCACTTAAAGGTGGCCATGCTCTTCTAGTATACTTATTGGGCCCACCTGAAACTGTGCTAATTCGGAATTGTACCTCCCCTGACGGGATTATCTCTCCTGCCTGTCCGCCATCTAGCAAAGGTGATGCATATCCACCTGGAGCAATTTTATATTTCCCTGTTTCATCTACTGCAGTATATAAAGGATATCTTGTGAATTCATGTGAGGACCTTAATTGCTTATCTACACTTGTTCCACCATCTACCATAAACTGTGATTCTACAACATTTCTGTAACTAGAGGAAAAATCGAGTAGTGCGTCTGGCTTAAGCCGATTTCCATCACTTACATCCGGCACACTTTCGTATATTCCACCATTCTGTCCGAGACCTACAACTATTGCTTCCGGATCAATATTCTGAATTGACAAAGCGTTGGAAGGTTTGTAATTAATTATATTTCCTACTGTACCGAAAAATTGTCTGTTTATTCCTTGATCCCATTTTGCGACAGGAAAGTATAAGTATTTGTGTACATCACCCGGTGAACTCGTGTTATTACGTTTAGTGAATCCTCCGCCATGGAAAAATTTCTGTCTCCAGTCCGAATTACCCCATCTATATTCTTGTTTTTCAAAATCATAATTACTTTGATTTAAATATGATTTGCCTTGCTTGATAAGTTCAGCATCAGGATGATCAAAAGATATTTTTTCGTAAACTACATCATACCCTTTCGAGGATCTATAGGGTTGCTCGCCAAACTGTTGTCTAAATACTTCATACTCGACTTCACCTGTCTGATCATTATGCTTTAACTCTACCCTGTTTATAGTTCTAGGATAACTATCACCTCTGCTAAAGACAATTTCACCATCTTCAACAATCGCATAAAATCCAGCGCCTGTACCGTCTACATGACCTAGTATCCACCCGTTCTCAAAACCTGCAGGCACTTGATCTATATAATCAGGTGCATCTCCATTCTTTGATGCATCATTATCATCAATATAGTCAGGTTTTGTGTAAGGCAATGCCATTATTCGAGGACGGAGTGTTGTATTGAAAAAAATCCCTCCGCCGGCGCCGCCGCCAGATTGCCCTGTTCCTTGTTTTGATTTAAGCGCAAAATCCATTTGCTTTGCTGTTTGTGCAGTATGCCTTGCTCTATTTGTAAAAATCCAGTTTCTTCCTGATCTAAATGGCGAATCAACAGAATACATAGGTATTACATCATCCGCTAGAAGATCTGAACCGCTTGTTATTCTTTGATAAAACTCGGGCTCAGTTTCAAAGGTTACATTTCTTAAAGATGTACCAGTTGATAAATCTGCAGGATTATAATCCGAAGCAAAATTTGTTATTTGTAAATTTTGCCACATAGCATTGCCACCAAGACTATATCCAGCGCCACCACCGCCGCCGCCACCATAGATATCATCTCGATCATTCCTGTAGTATCCTCCAGCGCCACCGCCACCGCCGCCCCACAATTGCCATTTAGTGGTTTGGTGATACTGATCTATTTCAAACTTCCCATCATGAACAATACGAACTGCTGCTCCGCCATGTTCTCCATTGCGAGCATCGGAAATAACTAAACTAGAAGCACTTCCTCCGTCTCCGCCTCTACCGATAATTTTTCCGCTTGGTTTAAATATTACCTTAATGGTGTCGGGTATATTTTCTATGGTGAATGCTGCTTTGTCCGCTCCTTTTTGCGTACCGATGATTGTAACATCTTCAGGGATAATAAACTTTATTTGGTAAACATATTGAGGAGTGTCTGTGTATATGCTATTGGTCGCCAATAAATCATCACTGTGAATATCAGCAAAAATTCTTTGTTCACCTGAAGCCAAACTTGAGTAAGGATGCGATCCATATGCTTCAATAACGCCGCCATAATCAACAGAGTCAACTATTATTTCAATATTGCCGTTCGGTCTACCAAATGTTTCAGTGCCCCAAAAATGACTAAAACTTATTTCGTTGCCTTTTTGCGGGACCTGATTATTTGGCGAAAATTTACGATACTTCATTCTATAAACGCCAGTAGTTTCTGCCGGGTCATACTTTGGATTAAGATTGCTTTCTGCCGGCCACGCCACCTCAGGATACACATCTTCCTCAAGTTCAAACTCATAAAGTTCAGCACCTATTCGTCCTCTCCAGGTATTAGATGCATAAAAAGGTTGTCGATGGATTATGACTGCTTTATCAAAAAGTGCTTTAGATGTTGTCGGCACATGCGCACGTTTGTATATAGTTCCTGTAGCATGACCTGGGTCAGGTATAATCGAGTCATCATCAAACGCAAATTCATTTAACCCGAATGCTGATCGAAACCCATATCTCCAATCTTTCGATTTTACTAACCCGTCATTGAGATAATATTCTGACAATGCATCGGGTTCATCACCGCCATGCTCATCAGTTATTTCGCTAAGAGTTAAAGCATCTCTGTCATCAGTTGTGATATATTCTGCGGTTATAGGGTCTACTGATAATGAGATAGGTTTTTTGATTGGCATATCAGGTCCTTACTTTCCCTTTAGTTCGTCAACCTGCTGTTTCAATTCTTTGATTGCCTCAACAAGTAACGCAATGGTATTATCATACCTAACTGCTTTTTTACCGTCATCAATCTCATAAACAGCTTCGGGTAACACTATCTCTAGCTCTTGTGCAATGACACCTGGCACTCTTCCCTTTTCTGGAGCATCAATATAATTAAATGTGTATCCGTTAATTGAATTAACTTTATCGAGCGCATCAGTAATAGGTTCGATGTTTTCTTTTAATGATCTATCAGATGCATTACCAAATGCAGTAATATCACCCTCACAAGTTAAAGCACCGAATTCCGTATCAAATTTAAATTGATTACCTGTGTCGCTTGCAATGATAACTTGCTCGTCAGCCACTAATTTAATTTCAGTATGCCCGCCGCTATCTATATTAAATGTATTCGAACTAGTGTATAGTTTTACTTCGTCAGCAGTGGTCGCTGATGATTGCTTTTTGAAACTGAGATAAGTACCTGAATCAAACAGAATACCTTTGTTTGATACTTTGCTTCGACTAGCGTTTGTGCTAGGATTCACTTTAACTAGTGTATTTGCAAGATCAACAATTCCTACTGATGCTACATGACCAAACTCATCAAATGTTAAATCTTGAATTACATTGTTTCCAGTATTTTCACTATCAGCAACATCGCTAGTATTTGCGTGTGACATTGTTCCCGTAGGATAGTTGCCGCCTAATGTATTACCATCATTGCTCACGCCATCTATATGTTGTGATACAATTGTTAATCCACTTCCTGCTTGTAAATCCTGTACGCCTCGTATACTGCTAAAATCAACAGCTAACTCTGCATCAATAGCAGAACCTTCGCCACCATGGAATGTAATCTGACCTGAAACATGACCATCACCTTGCGCAACAGCACCACTCGCACCACCGAAATTAATAACTGTATCATCAGAAAATTTTGTTGCAGTTGCACAATTTTTGTTTATTTGTGCAGGAAGAATTGCGTTATCAATTTCTATGAATGTTCCTGTGATCTTACCTTTAGTATTGCCATTTGATCTTCTGAATGTGAATAAAGCATCATTGTCTAGAACATTACCTGAACCATTTATGCCTGTGATTTGGAAATCAGCATGTTGCGAAATGCCGCTACCGCTTGCATCAACAGGACCCAGCGACCAAGTGTTATCAGTAAAGTCACCTGCAGGAGTTCCTGCTTTGGTGAATTGAATGGTGTCAGATTTTCCTGATGTAGGAACATAAATTATTTGTTGCTGTGCAAACTTAACAATAGTATGGTCCACATTTAATTCATTTCCCGAAGCAGCTTTTAACACGTTCGTCATCACACCGTCAACTGCATCGGTTGTCTTTAATGAACCTGCAAGAATGACATCATCTGCATTAGGAGCATCACTTGGTTCCATCGTGACAACATTATTCAATTTGTTAATAATTTCATTAGTGGTTGTCCACCACTGCTGAAACGTGTAACTTGCGTCTACATTAGTAATACTATCTATTGCCATTTTTTTCTATCTCTTCTATTCTTGATTTTAAATTGTCAACACACTGTTCTAATTTGTCAACCTTTTCGATTAATTGATTGAATTTTTGCTCTTTCGCATTTCTTAACTTAGCAGTTTTATATGCACTCACATCAGTATTCACTAATGCTGATGTTTCAGTCCTTTTAAAGTTATTAGCATCCATCATGTCAATGCAATCGCTCGATAATCATAAACATGAGGGAATACATTTGATCCTGTAGATGCTGTCTCATGCTTTAATATAATTTTTATCTGGAACCCGTCAAAGTCACTCGAATTAGGTGAACCCACGCCAGTGATGAACGCTTGTTCATCAAACGTATATTCAAATTCACGATAATCTTCAAGATTAGCAGCACTTGAGAACATTGCAGGATTTTTGTTTTCTAATGAAACCCAGTCTGTATAATTATCAGGATCACTAGGAAGTAAGAATCGTGCTTGAACTTCAACCATTGAACCTTTAGGTCTAAACGCAGCAAGGAAAACAGTAAGTCCTTCAGCAGGATGACCTGGTTGCAGCACAACAGGTGCAGAAACATATTGTGATGTATTCTGATTATCATCAGATATAAAATAGTTATATGTGTGAACGCTCGCCAAAGCATTATCAATTACAGGAGTTACTTTATCGAATCCTGTATTGTCAAGTGTAACACGGAATCTTAATTTGTCAACTGTATTTGAGTTTCCGTCAACTAATACGTTTTGTCTAGATGGAATGAACCTTTGTTCATTTGACAAATAAGTTGAGTTTGCAAAAGAAATATCTTCTGCAGTAGTCGCAACACCTAGGGACTCTTCATGTGCTGAACTATGCTTAAACAGTTGAAGCGAAGTAGTCGTTCTTAACGTATTCTGTTCCATTAGGAAAGGTTGTATATATGATATAGGAGAATTGAATATAGATGCAATTCTTGCTGCCGCACCTGACTTGGCACCTGTAATTATTTGATTACCCGAAGAGGTGTCATACAAAGCACCGCCAATACCAGAAGTACTTTCTTTAATCGCAAGTCGTGTAGGATCAGTCCTGTCAAAATTCACAACCTTACCGCCGATTGCACGAATCAAACTACATGTTTGCCCAGCAGCAAATGGCAGTGGCGGCGCCTCTCTTAATTTAACAGTATGAGTAGATCCATCAAGGCTAGTACTAATTGAATCAACAACAGATACATGAGTATTTGCAGCACCTTGCGTAACTATAACTGTACTTCCTGCAGTGATAAACGATGTGAAATTCGTGTTATCCTGAGAACTTAAGTTTGCTACTTGCACTTTTCTGTTATTCAATAGTGTACCTTGGAATTGAGAATCATCTGATCCTGGAGCTGCTTGTACATAAGCATATTCATCATCGATGAATTCACCAAAGGTGTGTGTCAAATTGAAGAACTCCATGTCATTTGGAACAAGATCTAAATATCCCGTCTCTTCTGAGAACACCTTTTTGTAAATTCTAAATTTAATATCTTCGCTTTGATAATCCTTCCATGCTCTGTTGTTCGTTGATGTGAACAACATACCCATACCCCAGTCAGTACCAACCGTGACACTATCGTCATTAATATCTTTTCCACCTGAAACTGATGTAAATATAAAGTAGTCGGGATCTGTGCCATCAGGAATAATCACAATTGCGTAATGCTTTCCTACTTCGAGTCGTATAGGATCATCAAACACAACCTCCGTCTTACTCGCTTCAGCAGCATCTGAGGATACGTTAATCAAATCCCAGTCAATGTGCTTCACTGCCATTGGCAAAACTACATCACTAGGGAAATACCCCGGGTTAGCAGTTTCACGTATTTGAACAGTAATACCATTCTTCGTGTTTGGTGATGATTTTTTTCTAAACCAAAGATCAATTTTATCAGTAAATATATAAGAAGAACCTTCACCCACTACCGGATCGACTTGGAATGTTTGTGCTAAAGGATCCATGTGAACTTTTGTTTTAATTGTTCTATCAGTAATAAATATTGACTCTTCAACATCAAAGTCGGCTTCTCTTATTGATGTGCCTACTTGAGTTTTGCTTATAGCAAAATTATAAGCATGATATGTCTCTCTTGCAAATGACGTTCCTGCTGATTCAATACTATCAAACTGAGGGGAATCAGAAAGCGTTATCGCTCTATCACCCACATAGAATGATTCTCCAGGAAGATCGAACACTGCAAAAAATTTACCGAACTCGTCAGTGTAAATAGCACTTCCTTTCGGTGCAGATGCGTAAACATCATCTGCTTTAATACTTCTTCCGCCATTTTCTTGAATAATATCACTTTCGTAAACAGCACCAGGAGAAGTATGATTGTTCACTGGCAATCCATCGAAATAAATGTAATGTCTTGTATTAGGTCTCAACCCTGCAACATATATCTTAATTGACTTAGGTGTCATGTATGGTTTCAATGAGAAGTCAGTTACAAAATTACCTAAATCTGCTTGAACGAGGTTATCATTAACAACAAGTTCCTGACGATGAGTTGTATCTTGATAAGTATCAAATTGCCAACCCTTTCTAGTATTTCCGATTCTTTCTTTGCGAGTACTAGTCAATACAGACGTTGTCGTATCGAGTGTAGTAGGATACATTTCATTCATATTAACTAATAGGTCTTCTGCGAACCCATACAAATCAATTTCAATGTTAGCGTCAGGATTTTGTGTAACATCAAACGATGAATCGAACTGAGGTGCTATTTGCATATTACCTCTAAAGTTCCAGAAGTTAGATGCCAAGTTTCTAAAGTTAGTTGCATTCTCTTGGAACAATAATGTTTCTCTTTCAACAGAAGATAGTGTTGTCACATTATCAAATGTTGTTACGTTTGATGAACCATCTACTTTTAAATCAATAGGCATTTGTTTTATTGCTGGTGCAAGAATTGCTCTACCGGGATGAATAGACGATCTGAAATCACCATTCGTCACATCAGCAACATCGAAATTTTTAAATTGATCAACAAGAATACCATTCTTGAATCTATTATTGCCGTTTGCATCAGGAATAAATCTATTTTGTGTTGATTGCTCAAGTATCGACATTGCTAATATTTCGTTACTTATGCTAACACGGCGATCCAACCTTTCAATGTCCTGCATAGTAAAGTTTCTAGTCGTGTTTCTTTTAACTTTAAGCGCATTTGCATTTGATGTTGTTAAATCATTAGCGGGAACATATATGTCTGCGATTCCAAATGTAGTATCTGAATAATTACGTATAGGATTATCAGAAGGTTGACCTTTAACTATCACAAAGCTTTGCGCAGCATCGATTGCTAATGTATCAATACGTCCTAAAAAGTATTCTTGATCGCCAGTTACAACACTGTTATTTGATATTGATGGTACTGCTCTATCAGGATCAAATTGCAATGACTGTGTTGTTACAGGCGCAGAATTTCCCGCTTCAGTAAAATATTGTGTAGAACTATCTGCATAAGGTCTGAAATCATAACAATTCAATGTATTATATGTTACGCCGTTTCTTGCCTCAAATGGTTTTACTATATCTGCCGCATTAGTAACGCCAGAGTAACTATTCGCTGTTAAGTATCCACCATTCACAATTCGTTTAAGAGCAATTGCATTGACTCTAATAGGTGTGACATCAGAATCAAGTGATTGACCTTGTCTAAGTTTTATATAAGAAATCCCGTAATATCCATCTTTTGCATTAGTGACCAAAGAAAATTTACTTGTTATATCAACCCAATTGCCGGCTGTTTCTTCATACTCAACTTTGTTAAGTCTTATGCAGTTCGGTAACCCAAGGTTGCCATAATTAGCAACTTTGTTAAATGTACTCGATAACCAAACTGAAATATCTTCTAAAGTATCATGTGTCGTACCTGATACTGTAGCATTGTAATATATGTGTCTTAATAACTTGCCTGCAGGGAAGTTTACTTGAATAGAGTTTGTGCCTGACTGAACTGAAGCGCCGGTTGCTTCAACATACTCATTAGCAGTCGTAATACCAAAGATGCCTCCGGATGAAAGTGATGATTCAACGATAGGTGTTTTTGTTACATCACCTGAAACAATTTGATCAATCTGAACTTCGCCGCCATTATCGTCTGTGTCTATCTCATTAGCATATGTTCTCAACTCTCTTTGTGTGAACACTGTGTTTTCAATACTTTTCATTCCCTCACGTCCGGTGCGGAATAACATAGTTGATTGATTTGCAAATGTGATATTGCTTATTTCGCTTGTTGCGATGATTTCAGTTTTTATAGGTGCAGATGCAGATCCGATATACCCAATGTTGTCATATCTATTAAATGCATTGTTTCCTGAATCATCAGTGTCTTTTGTAATACCATAAACGTAAATTCGAACTTTGTTTGCACCTACTGGCTCAATGTTTCTAATTGAACACGATCCTATTGGCGTTTGTGTGGATACATCATTTGCATCATAGTTTGTCGCATATAAGTTATATCTTGTTTTGAAGTCAAATGGTTCAAAATCAGTGCCTGATGCAGACACATCAACTGTCAACCACGCACCATATTCAACACCTGTTGCTTGCCCAATTTTTTTGTTTGTTGTTGTCGGCGGAGTAATTTCTAATTTTTGCGTACCAACAGTTGATACTTCGTACCCAAACGCATATGCAGTTCCCGGTCCTACAGCAGCAAAGAACTTTCCAGTATCTTCATCTTTCTCAGTTGTTACTTTAAATCCTTTTACAACATAATTCCCAGATTCATGATTTGTTCTTTTTGCTAACTCCTGCTTAACGGAATTGAATTCTGTTTCGCCACGAACAAAAACAGTTTCACCCTTTTCGATTCTCAATAGAGCAAAGAAATCTTTTGGTCGTGTTGTGGTTGTATAAACTGCAAGTTTCGGTTCTAATTTTAATCTATCTGCGCCAGGAGCATTTTGATTATTGAAACCTTGTGCATTATCTAATAGCGATACATCTAAAGCGGAGTCAACAATACTTTCTTCAATTGTAAACCCGATAGAAATATTATCAGGATTTGGCGTATACTTAGATGCAATAATCAATTGTTCAGCAACAAAGTTAAAGTGTCCATTTTGATAAATGATACCACTAGTAACATTTACAGCGAGAGATTGCCCTACATTATCAACAGTGCCATCTGTGGCAGTAGATGTTGCCGCTGTTACAGAAGTTACAGATGTCTCAACTCCGTCTTGTTCTCGAGTAATAGATAATAATTCACCACCAACAAATTCTTTGTATTCAACTCCAGTTTCTGATGAAAGACTAGATAGCAAATATTTAATAAAGAATGTTTTAAGATTAGGCGCATCAGTTTGGAATCCGTTGGCACCCGCAACAATCTTCGCTCGTAATTTTGATGTTTGACCAGTAAGGTAATATGAAACCTCATCAGTTGAGGCATAGATTGTCAAATCTGTAATTGCTGATTGATCGTTAATTTTAACAAATGAAACTTTTTTATCGACAGTCGGGTTCACACCTTCAATGATTGTACCATTCTGATACACATTGTTACCAAATCTTTCAATCTGATTTTGAAGGATTGATTGCAGTTGAGTTAACTCTCGTGCTTGCACCGCTCGTGCGGGTTTAAACAATACACGAACATATTGTTTTGTTTCATCGTAATCATCATGATACGGTGCGATATTTAATTCTGTATTAATGCCCATTTAATTTACTCTTTCCTTTAGAAGTCGAAAATAAGTTTTACTTTTTCTTTAGATGTATTGTTTCTTGTGATAGGATCAAAATCAACAAAGTGCAACAATTCACCTGAATATGGTTGATATAATTCTTGTGTAACACTATTTATTAATGCTACATATGTACTACTAACAGATTCTTTTGTTTCTTTAATTATGACAGGAACAACGGCATCAACTTCAAATCCTTTACTCCCTGTGCTTTCAGTATCAACTAAATATAATATTGTAGAATCATCAATACCGTTACCTGTAGTATCAACAGTTTTAACTTCATGAATGATACCAGAGGCAGTTTCTCCTGCAGCATTTGTCTGAGACACATAAAACCCAACATCAACAACTGCAGTATCTGTTAATACTTGATTATCAATCTGTAGTCGCTCTCTGTTATCAAATGTTTCTGGTAACGGCATAACTTGTCCGCCATCAGTTTGCACAGGTTGCGATGCAACAAATACTGACCCGACAACATATTCAACACCTGTTGTTCCTGCCGCAGTGTTCCAATTAGATTGTTGATCGCCTACTCCCAAATTTGTTATTCTGTATTTGGATGTCGCAACAATATTTGATGTCCCAATAACCTGAAACAGAGGATTTTTCACAACACCAATCTTAGTGTATGTATTTGTATCAGGAGTGTTTGTTGTTATGTCGCTGATAAATGTTGTTACAGTTGACACCCTACTCATAAACAATTCATGTACAGGATCTGATCCGTGTCCGCCTTCTGGAGAGCAAATAACACGAAGTGTTGAATCAGGCAATGCCTGTGATGCCAATACACCTGGTTGAATTATTGTTGCCTCTGCGTAAAAATACCCGCTGCCTTTAGTGTTAAATTTTATATCAACCAATTCACCTTGAGAGTTTACAACTCCATACGCAATTGCCTGTGTACCCGTCTCAACATTAGGTGCAGATATTTCAATTTTAGGCAACAGTTGTGCTTGCTTTCCGAGTAATGAATTAATAAATGCCGCAGCATCAGAAATGCCATCAACAGAAATAGTTAATTCAATGTCACGATTGTCAGTTCCGGCAAATGCAGGGCTATTACTATTAACTATGTCATACACATTAGAATTACTTGTGCGGAGATATAATCCTCTATATGTATCAACTGTTGACTTCGGTTCATTCAGCGCAGTTACAGTGACCTGGAATCTGTTTGATGATATTGTTTGTACTTGTTTTATAGTCACGGCAGACGGATCATCTCCGGGCGATGTTATATATGAACTAAATGCGCCACCAGGGACTGCTTCAATCAATATATCACTTATTCCTTGCTGAGCATTCGAGATGGTTAAGTCATTTTTAACGTATGGCAACAGTGTGTTTGTTCCGAACAATATATATTCTGCAGGAGGAACAGAAAATAAGTATTTCCAAATATATCCATCACTAACTGTGGTTTCAAAGTTTACTGACTCTTGAGTTGTTGATGGTTCTTGTGTCGATGCCGCACCGTTATTATTTCGAATGCATTTGAAAACTTTATATGATGTTTCGTTGATAGGTCCATCAAGAACAGTAACATAAAAGTTTTTAGTGCTCATATCTTGTGTATCGTCAAACGAGTCATACACAGTGCCTGTCGACCATGGTTTTATGTTAAACATATATCTAACATCGTCTGTGGTTATTCTGTTACCAAAAATAACCCTGCGCTCAAAATCCCGTATTTCCTTTTGACTATTAGAAATAGTGTTGTTCTTTGAATAGGATGATCCCATGATATAATAATCATTGCTCGCCATATCCTCGAACGATTTGACGAACTCGTTTGATGTTTCGATCCTAAAATTTTCAGTTACAACCTTTGCCATGTAAAAACTTTCCTAAGTGTTTGTTTTATTTATATACTATTAATCAAAATCTACTATAGTGTTTGAAGGCAATTCGACAATTGCTGCCAACAATGCAGGAATAAATTTTGCACCTGTTAATGCGCCTCCATCATTTTTTGCTTCAAACACTGAACCTTGTGAATATGTATCAGTGCCACCAAGTGCATCCCATGCCGGATCATCGCCTGCAACAGATCCCATATCAATAACTTGATACGTAGTTCCTACATCTAAACTACCTGCATTCACAATTAATGTCTCTGTTGGTGTGTTAATTGTAATTGTCGGTGCAACAGTATATCCAGTACCTGCATTGGTAATCGTAATTTTCGAAACACGACCGTCTCTAGTTATCGATGCTGTTCCTTGTGCTGTTGTTCCAGATGGCGGAGCACTAAATGTGACAATAGGAGGTACAACATAACCCACACCTTGATTTGTAATTTCAACTTCATCAACGCCATCACCATCTAGCGTACATGTTGCTAGTGCATCATACATTGAAGCATACGTGCTAGGACCACCATTTTCAATCATTAATTCAATTGTCTGGAAATTGAAAACGTCAACATTTTGCCCCGGAGGTTGAAAAGGATGTTGAAATGATTTTTCAACTGAAGAAGCATTGTTTATAAGATGTTGAATTAAACTTTGAATACGTGTGTCAACTGCTGCATCACCTGTTGTGCCGTTGCCCACATAACCGGCCATTTGTGTTGCTTCGTTAGGTGCATCAACAACATCAGTTCCATTAGTAAGCACAATATCAATGTACATGTTTCCTGTATTGTCTCGTTGCCTAACTACCTCATAAAGTAAAGGCGCTTTTTCTTGTAGCAAACCAGTAACGTACCACACGTACATTTCATTTAATGTTTGTGTGATGACTTCAGGAGTTGCCCTAAGCAATACTTCTAATGATGTTGGAGTTTTCACAACAGTAGAATCAACTGCACAAGTAACATCATTATTTGTAGAGATCATAGGTGTTCCGAAGAACTTAGTTCCTGCAACATGTACAACATCCTTCAATGTGTTTTCATACACTGTAGGATCTAATATTGTTGATACATCATATGAATACTGTTGATAATAATGATTATCATGTATGTATCTATTGTTGTCTGATAGATGTGAAGTTGTGGTTGCCCATCGACCTTCTGTGATTCCCGCCTGAGTAACATCAGCCTTTGCTAGTCCAACAACATTACCATACTTTTCTGTATTTGTTTCGTCATTGTTTACTAATGAAAGTTGTTCACCGGATTCATATCTAAACCCTGATCTAGTAATATCCACATCAGTAATACGACCCGCCAGATAATCTGATCGACCTTCAACTACTGCGTTTTCACCTAAGGGTGAATACGAATCAGAACTCAATCTTTTTATTGATGTTATCGATAAACTATTTCCCGCTATTTGTATTGCACTTCCGCCTACCCTGAAAGGATAAAAACTTAATTGTTGAAATAGGAATGCATCGTTTTCTGTGTCAACACCAATCAATTTTCCTCTGGCAATGTAATCAATCGTTGAATTAAGAGAAGTAAAGTCACCAAAACTATTAGTCGACAAATCAGGAACCTGTATCGTTTGCTCAATAATTTCACCTATTTGAATATCAAAATTGGAAACATTGAACTTGACTGATAATGGGCCGTAACCAAATTTCTTCATATCATCATTATAGATGTATGTCCTTACATTGCTCGTATATCCTGCGCCGGTGCTCGTAATCTTAATATTTTCTAATGAACCTAAGTTTGCTGTTTTTGATCCTAAAGCATCTGCCAACCTAGTTCTGTAATCTGTGAATATGCTGCCTGACATTCCATAATTTATCTCTGTTCGATTAATAACAGTTCCTGCCAAGAATGCATCGGCACCTAAAGCATTATCAACAAGTTGTTCAGGAGTCACAGAAAACAATGTCCCAGGATTGCTATTAGGAGCGCCAAAATATGGATGCGTGAAATCAATCGTAGGAAATGTGACTATGAAATTTCCTGTTGCGTTACTTATATCACTAGAAGTGAATTGCACTAAGTCGGCGTTATCGTTATTAACTGCACCTTGTTGTGTGTTATACAATCGAAAGAAATCTTGATTTACAACTCTGACATAATAAGTTGTTCCCGACACAAAAGGATTAAACGATCCTGTTAGCGTAACTAATAATGATTGCCCCGTAATATAATTGTGGTCGACTTGATCTGTCCGTCTAAAAAAGTCGGAACTATCATTGATATAGCTAGTGCTAATATTAGGAATATCTGTCCAGGTAACTTGTTCACCTGCTCTTGGATTTGTTCCAGTTACTATTTCATATGTATTTCCTGCTACAACATCACCTGACTCTTCAACTAATACTTCATCATATCCGCCTGATCCATCAGGAGTAGGAATGTGACCTAAATACGTATTTGCAAAGTCGCCTATTGTATCAGTAAAGAATGTTACTGTTTCCGTGTTTTCATATGATTCTATTTCATATGATGCTGTATCATTAAAACTTCCTAATGTAGTAATATTGAATAATGTAGAACCGTTTAATGCAACTACACCTTCATACCCGTTTGGCATTTCTGCAATCTGTGACAAATCAGATTGATTCCTTACATGGAATGCGCCATCATGATAAGGTGCTGTTTGCGATAACACACCAACAGGATCAGAATAATCTGTATCAGCAGGATCATATGCAGATACATAAAGAAGTGGATATTCGTATTGAACAATAGTTGATGTTCCTCTTAATACAAATCCGCTGTCTTGCGCACCACCTTCATTATTAACAAATACACCTGCTCCCGCAAAATCTGTTGTTATTGTATCTCCAGGTTTTGCATCTATTTCGGATGCAACAACTAATACTTGTGTTGATACTAATGTTTTGTTTTCACTAATTAAACTACCTGTACCATCAACAGCAAGAGAGGTATCATAACCCCAACCCCCGTCTTTTAATTCCCAGGCAATTGAACCCTCAGGAATATCAGATATGGCACGAACAACACCTTCTCCTAACACGCCAGATTTAGAAGAAATGAGTTTTACTTTATCCCCTATTTTATTATCAGCGGTTCCGCCTTCAATTAAAACATCAGGTTTATTAAGTGAACCATATATTATCTTACCTGGAAAAGATTCAGAACCTGATCGTGTCACTTTCAAAGCATCATCAGATGTGAATTTGCCATATACATTTGATATATACGCTACAGGAACTTGTACTCCTGAGATATTATAGAACACAACTTCATCAACAAACGCTGTTGCTTTTGATGAATCTCCTTCAATCACATCACCTCTTTTCACAGGAAAATCGTTTGTGTTCGCCGAGGGTTTGAATTCTAGGTATGTTGAGAACACCCATTTTGAATCCGATAACTTCAATATAGAGGACGAGGGATAATAAGTTTCAATGTCTTGCTTATAAAACATCTTGAACATTAATTCAAGTGCTTCTTGTGTACCTTTACTACGATATAAATCTGAAATATTTTTTACAAGGAATGCAATATCATCTGTCGATGACTCAGGAAAAGGTAGAGAATGTAGGTACTTGCTTTTATAATACTTAAGGAACGACTCGATAGTATTATCAATATCACCTAGAGCACTAAAGTTTCGTGTGTTTGATTGATCTAAAAATTCGTAATACGACTTAACAAGCGCAATGAAGTCAGGACCTTCGGCACGATAGATATTAGGAAATTGATCCTCTATGTGAGATGAAATCGAAGCCGGACGATATTCCATTATACTGCCCTTGTTGTAACTGATACGTCAGTTTGTCTTAATCTAAAGATACGATCTTTAGGCGCCGTGAAATCTCTTGATAATGGTTTCACACTAATCTGTATTGACGCTCCTTCAAAACTTGATACCATAAAGTCCTTCAATACAATCTGTCCTGTTGTATAATCGATGGTTCCTAAACTATTTCTAAATACAGATCGTAATGGATCATTTGCAACAACTGCTTGTACTACACCTTTACCATCATCCTGTAATTGAACCAGTGTATTATCAATAGTAAACTGTGTGGATGTTACTGCAGGTTTATAATCAACCAATCCATTTTCTTCATTATATGGATATGGTTTAATTAATTGTTGCCCGAAACTAAATGTAGGACTTGCCAATACAGACAATACAGGTTTGTAATCAATCACGGGATCCAATGAAACAGATATGGATGTTATTGAATCATCGCTCAACGACAATGCATAACTCAGATCAGATAAACTTAATGTCGAAGCGAACGTATTTAAATTATCTTCTGAATACGTAGCAAGCGCATCTCGAACGAGTGCTTCTAAGGCGCCGGCACTTGATAATGAATTGTTACGTGAATAAGTTACATTAATATCTGTCTTACCATATATGAATTGTGCTTCTTGGAAGATAGGTTCAATCGTTAATGGACTCTTACTCTTAATATAATCTTTATATAATGCTAATTCAGTATCAGCAGCACCATCACGACCTTGTACATCAACAACAACAATCACACGACCGTATTGAGGAGGCGTTGCTTCATCGCCACCAAACACAGAGATATTTTCAATCTCGGGAAACTGTGTCTTAAGCAACACTTCATAATCGTTGGCAGTCACAGCACGATCCTGAACCTGAAATGCTTTCGGGGCAAACTCTTTCACCGATTCAATTGATTCAGCATCTGCGCCGCCTACGGATAATCCAACAGGAGTCACAACAACTGATGATGCATTCAATCCACCTGAGTTCGTGGTAAATGACTTCACACCATTGGCTTGAGTCCCACTGGTTACACGATAGGTAACTTCTATATTATCCGTTGCGGTTGGTTGATACCCAAATAAAGTTTGCCCAAATTGTATAGAGTATCTATCATTTAATTCTGGTTGTAAATAAAATACTTTATCATTTTGTTCAACACCGAATATACCTGTCTTATATACAAACTCATCACCATTCACAAATACACGTACTGAACGAGTGTCAATCGATGAATTACTTAATGTTGTATTTTGATAATCTAACACTTCGGTAATATTACGACCTTCAAATACCGCAACATTATTCACGGCAAATACGTTTGAATTACCCACTCGTGTAGCGATATGCGCTTTTGTAGTAATGAAACTATATGATATATTACCACATCTACCTAAGAATGAATGACCACGAGGTATAACAAATGTATTATTACCTTGTGCCTGGCTTGATGTTATTTCGATATTTAACAATGAACCCGCACTTCTTTTACTACGTGGTAAATAATTTAATTCTTTTGCATGAGATATAATACTGTTTTTCAGTACAGCGGAATCTAAAAATGTTTCCCCTAGTGTCATATTATAATACTGCATATTATGATACGCATTATATGCCATTACGTCAACCAATACATTCATATTAGTGCCGAGGAAATCATAACCTTTAAACTCTTCTTGATTACTTAGATGTGCAATTAGATTATCTTTAATATCCGTAAAGTCGAGTTTTGTGTACGGTGCTATCTTTGCCATTTATTATCGTGTCCTATCTAGCAGTATGTCAAATGATACTGGGTTATCTGTATTTATTATGCGAAACAGTATTGTCACGTATACTTGATTGCTATCAATATCCCCTATAACATCAACCCCCAATAAATCACATCGTGGTTCGTATTGTTCTATAGCGTCACTAACAACTGTTTTAATTAAGTCGAATGTTTGTGGTGTTGCACTATCAAATAATAACTTATTGAGATCGCATCCAAATTGTGGTTGGAAAAGACGTTCTCCTTTATTCGTTAATACAATATTTTTAATACTTTCTTTAATCGCATTCTCATTTAACTTGCGACTAATATCTTCTTTGCCAGGAATAATCGTCAGATCCTTAAAAAAATCTGATGCAATGATTCTATTTCTCATCGAATTAACTAATGGCATATATGCTTATTCCTTGGTTTATGTATTATTTATGTTAAGTTGCAGTAGAGGCTGGTGCAGATGCCCCAACAGCAGGAGCAACATAATATTGCCAGTTATCCATCTTATGCCATCTCAATGCACCCTTAACAGCAAAACTAGATAGTGTGTTTAATCCATCAATCCTTGCTTGAGAATTAGGTAAGGTAGTATTCGTCACATTATCTAATCTCTGCAAAAACCCTTTACCTAATAACCATTCACGAGGTGCCTTATATAATACCATTTCATTCGTGTCGGTTATTATCTCTTTAACTCCCGCACGAGACGCCGCTATAGTATATGCCAATGCATTTTCTAAATTATCATCATACACTATTTTTACAGCATATCCTTTCTTTTGAAGTTTATTCCTTGTTTCGTACTTCCAAGCATGAGTCACTGTAATATCGGTACCTAATTGTCGTGCCATATCTATTAATTGTACCCATAATGATTCATGCACATTTGTCCAACCCGGTCCTGGCGACCCAGTATCACGACCCGCTTTATCAATATGTGTTAATACTCCTTTACCATCAGTATTACTATAAGCACCTTGAAACTTAATAGGACCTATTCCACCCGTAATACTCGTATCAGTTTGTAATGCTTTTACCCATTCTCGTTCATTTTTCGGTAAATGTCTTGCCTTTTTCACCTTTGGATATGCCTTCATAAGGTTAAGTTCCATTACATCATGCAGTGTAAGATCATTCGACATACCTATACCATCATTATTTTCACCATATGTTTGCTTATATGCTTCAACCATATCCCACACATTACCGCTACGACCACGTTGTGTATCACGTATTTCTTCTTTTTTCGTGTTCACATCAGCGGGATCCATACGTGTAGCACCACTCTCTACCGCAGTTTGTGATGCCTTTGCACTCAAATTCTTTGCAGCTCGCTTGGTTTGTTCAACACCTGATGCGACAGCTATCAATTTATTCATGGGTTTTTCACCGGATGCTTGTATAGCTTCACTCACTTGACACAAGCGAAACATCAATAATCCCAATGATTTTGCATCCATTTTCTCAAATCCAGACGCAAGATTAGCAACCATTTTCTCTACACCATCCATCATTCCGTCTTTATTCTTATCAGATGTAAAGGCATTTACTCTATTAATGGCGTCTGTTATCGTATTATCAAGGTTCTCTATACTCGATGCGACTGAAGATGCTTGCTTTTTAACCTTCTCTAGCACACCATCAATTGTTTTTTCAATAGATTTTTTAATGGCTTCTAGTGATAATTGAGCAGGTAATGCCTCTTTTAAGTAATCTTTTAATGATGGAAATGCACCAATATCAAGTCCAGGTATGTCACCTAATGAATCTGCCTTACCTTTTATTGTGTTTAATATGCCCCCTAATACAGCAAGTTTCAATGCGAATGCCGCACAAGCACCGGATGATAATGATGCCCCCATATTCTCTTCAAAGAAATTATCAAGTAATCCTAATGTCAAATCAACACCTGCAGGTATTTGAGCACCGGGTGTCCAGTCAGACATATCTAATGATGCTTGACCTGGCAATGGAGGATTGGTTAATGTTGCCCCTGTTTCAGTCGCAAATATAGCAACTTCAGCAGTCGATAAGGTATTTACATCTAAACGACTATCTAACACAGGATATGTCTTACCGAAATCCGCACCAGTTACAGTAGCGGGTTCTTGTACATTCCTTTGTGCATTTAATTTATTATTTAATTGTTCTGTAACAGACGCAAGTGTATCATCATCAAACTGTTTTGTGGGATCAGCGAGATTCAGAAGTTCATCATCTGTCAATACATCAGCAAATGGTTCGCCTGCTTCCTTAATAGCTAGTGCAAATTGTGATGGGCAATTACTCATCGTCTACATTCTCCGTTGATAATGCGGTATTCGTATTACCAGGACTTGGTATTGTACCTACCTGATCTTTTTGTTTATAACCTTTTTCTTCACCTTGACTCTTAGGCGGCGTAGGACCTGCACCGTGTAACACAAGATTACCTTCTTTAAATGCTTCCTTATTCACAGCAGATGCTTTAACAGGATCCGCCTCTTCACTATCACCCGATCCGTCTTTAGTACGTGTATCAGCAGCAATCTCTGCTAATATAGCGGGAGGAGCTAAGTTCTCAAAATAAGTACTTGCTGGTTCATTATATGCGGTAGCACCACCACCTGCCATATAGACATAATCATCAATATACCAAGCAGAGGCATCTAAATGTCCATTTGCATTTGTACCTATACGCATATCTTGTTTTGATTGTAAATCCATTGTTGAACTTCTAGATGATATTTTCATTTGTTGCTCTGATGACAAGTATATATCTTCGTACGCAGATCTCATTGCTATTTTCTCTTGCGCATTCACATGCATCTGTTTTTCAGAGTGTATACTTAAATTATCGCCTACTGTTGATAAGCGCATACCTGCTGATGACTTAATATCAAAGAAACCCTCTGAGTCCTCAATGTCTTGGGAGCTAGGCGATGAATCTGCAGGGGTTCCTTTCGTTTCAATACGCATGTTATTTGCACTTAATATATCGATTGAACCTGTATGGGCATCTTCATCATCACCAATATACGTAGACATTCTTAATGAACCGGAACTAATATCAATATTATTATTCGCACCACCTGCATATAGGTAAATACCATTTTGATCAGAGTGTAGTGTTGTTAAATCAATTGAATGAATTTTTAATCTTTGTTCAGATACAATATCCATATCCGAAGCAGAATTGACTTGCATATTCGCATGAGTATTCAATATCATCTTGGCGCCTGCATTGATTGTTGTTTCGCCACGAGACGTTAATGTAAAGTTCTCACATTCAATATCGAGATCGCCACCAAAGTACATTTTACCATTCATGTCAACTTTTAATGTATAATCTTGTCCAACCATTTTATTCACATCACCAGCAGCGTCTTCAACAACACCACCGCCAACCATTTGTTGAATACCTTTCGTACCAGTCGTCTTAATTAATATATCACCATTATCATTAAATTGTATAATAGAACCTGTATGGTGTACAATTTGTAAACAACCTTCTTCAGTCATTAACATATATTGTTGATCGTCTACAGATGATAATACACGATTGTCAAGATCTCTTTCTGGTATCTCTCCTAACTCTTCTGTATGCTTACGATTAAAAGCATCTAATAAATCATCGTCATTTGTTCTTGTAGGAGTCGCACTCGCAACAATACTTTCTATTTCATCAACACCTTCACCGCCCATAGCAGGATGTAAAGGAAACTTACCAAACATATCAGCGCTTACAGTATATTCAGCAACTTCAGTTCCGTTAGTATCCGTTCCAGCAGGAGCCTGCGAGTTATAGCCTGGGATACGACCCAAGACAATAGGATGTTGTCCTTCCCTGCCATCCAAGAACGCACCCAATACCCAATCGCCTACAAGTGGCACAGATGATACCGCACCATATGTACCATCAACAACAGGCGCCCATGGTAAATCATCCGCAGACACAACTCCCGGATCAAGATCATGATAACCTAATGCTTTAACTTTTACACGACCTAAGTTCTGCCCATCCTCACGACCAACTACGAATCCAACAAAGTGTGTAAATTGTCCAATACCTGCCATACTATATTATCCTGTTATATCTGATGTTGTTGTTGTGGAATCAAATGAAGGGGGTTCAGCAGATCCTGGTTTATTCGGTTCCGAACCTCCACCACGTAATGTCTTACTATACTGTATAGCACTTTTCCATGTGTTGTCAACTATTTTATGCATTATTCCCGCAACCATTTGCGTCCCACCAAAATATTTATCTGGCATCGTGTGTTCTTTCATAGATAACACAGAATACTCTGGAATCAATACATCTATTAACTGTCCTGGATATAAAGCAATACGACCTGGAATGTTACCTCCCATCATACCCTTCATAAAGTGATAATTAAATACAGGCTTTGTCGAAAGAACTTCTTTATAATATGGATACTCTCTATCGTAATTCGCTTGTCGATCATAGTTCTCGCCAATGTTATGATAATCTTTAAACACATAACTCTCATCTATATGGTTGACATCTCCAGTCGTTTGTGATATAAACTTAGAAGAGTTCTGTAACTGTGGTCGATCATCTACGTTCTCATAACCCAAATAGTTATCTTTGTAATGATAATAGAAGTGATTGATGTCTCGATTTGATAAGTCGATCTCGGATACTCTCGCTGAATACGCTTGCGCTTTGATCGCTTCCATCGAGTTGATAGACGGAAAGGTCCCATCGGTTATGAGTTGCTGCGCACGTTGCTGTCCGTCAGGAGAATTGTCATCTTGACCGTGAGAATACTCAAATGAATGCAAGGGATCAATTAAATTTATTCGATTCTTTTCTACTAAGTATTCCGAGGTACAAAAATAAAATTTCTCTCTCGTCTCGAAAAATAGGAAAAAACTGCTTGAATTTTTTTCGCTATACGCTCGTCTTCCTATCATCTGTATTGCTTCCTGAGGACTTAATCCTGGAATGACGATTGTGAATTTGCCTTGCGTGGGTTCGATCTCTATCTCTTTACGTACGATAAGGTTAGTTCCGCCTTTATCTTTAGTGGGACACACTTCCATCACGAGATCTTCATAGTATTCTTTATAGATTGCTTCGACCATTTCTGAATAAGTCATGTTTCTATATGCTTTATTGATCTGTTTTGTGTCTGAGAATATTTTTGAAGGAGATGTAAAGTATAATCTATACTGTAATCCTGTCTCTTTACGCTTATCTAATTGAGATATTTGTTCGATTGCGTATACAAAATAAGTTTCTTTTTGTAGTTTTGTGGCGTCATTAAATGTTTCGTAGTCGTAATACTCTATATGTAGATACTCTTCTCCTCGCACATGAAAGAAGTTACCTTCTGCGTTATCGGAGACGGTAGGATATATCAAACCATATGAGTCGACTATGTCAATGTATCCGTCAACGTATGGATTTTTAATTGATTCGTTGATATTGATCTCGATATAGTTGCCTAGAATATCGATTGACGAACCGGATTCATGCGAAACTAATAGAAGTTTAGCAATGTCTACGTATCCTGCATGTGGTGCGATCTTAGGGCTAGTCATTTAGAATTGTTTTCATCTCGTCAATGATTTGAGCAACGTATTGCGTTGCGATTACAGAAATATTTCTTTTCTTTTCGTTTTCTTTCACTTCATATTCATAATATCTTAATGGAACGAACTCGGCAGAAGCATACTTTCCGCCTTCCTGTGTCTTGCGTGAAATAATTAACTCATCGGAATTGATTGAATAGTAATGAACTATGTTGTCGAGGTAATTTGTGTCTTGTGTCCATCGAATGATTTGATCGTCTTCTGGTGTGTAATCTAAATTTAAAGACGCTTTACATTCCTCGGCATATTTTTCTGCGATAAAGCGATGCAATACATCTTCACGCTTCCAAAAATCTGTGTAAGGATCCACAATTCCATTTGCCATTGCGATTAACCATGATAGTTTTGCATCGCCATAATAAAAATCAGCGACTGACTCCATCGAATCATCTTCCTCTAATGTATATGGAAGGAATAATAATGGATCTCCTTTTAATTTTTGTAGGATGTCCGCACGTCTGGACAGATCAACCATCTCCTGTCCGTTCCAATTTGTTGTTGGGAATGATTTAAAATACATATAAGTTACCTATCGACTGGAGGATTCGCAAGGAATTGTGATTTGGGTGGGTATTGATTTCGAAGATCTTGTTCATTGCTTCTTAATTTTTTACCAGCGGCGTTATAAAAATCATAAGTCGTTCGACCTCTTGAATTAGTTCCGACGGCGACTCTATACGCAATTGTTCTATCGTCAGGTGAATCTTCATTTGATCCAGCAACATCGTCTGTGCCTGACTCAACAGCAGGGTCTTGATCCTGTCCATCTTCATTAGGTTTTGTTAGTGCGTTTACAAGGCTATCGACTTGGAATCCGCCATCTTCATTCGAAACAGGATCAACAACCGCTTGATCTTGTCCTAGGTTACCCGGCAATCCGTCTCGATAGTCGGCACGAGTACGTATCTCGCTTTCTGTTACGTTCATCGAGCAACGAATAACACCTGGTTGACCACCTTTATTCAACATAAGGTTACCGCCTGCACTATAATCAATGTTAAAGTTGTTGACCATTAAATATTTTTTAGTGCGGAACAATAAATCTAGGTTACCACTCACACCGATTAATGTTACTTCCATTAGTGCGGGATAAGTCAACAAACCTCTGCTGACTGTTCTCTTAAGAGTTTTTGAATCAAGACCTTTTATGGGAGATTTATAATCAGGATGAATAAAATAATTAATTGTTCTCATAACATCATCTAATAATTTTTGATCCTCAGCATTTTTTGGAGAGAATACCCATTCGAAGTTATGAATTTTTAAGTCGAGGCCATCGAATATAAGCGTTGCCTGATTGTTTACAGCAGAACCTGATGATGCGGAAATACCTTGTCCTATTTGTGGAGAGATTTTACCCGCAACTGCTTTTGTAAGATATACAGCGGCATCAGCACCTGCAGCGATTGCACCCTCGAAAGAAGAACCTAATCCTTTTGCTAAAGATGTAGCATCTTTTAATGTGCCATCTGCATTAAAAATATCTTGTTTAATGTTTGATCCTGCAGTTCCTGCTAATGTTCCACCTAGCAAATCAGTTGTCAAAGCACCTAATATCCCTAGTTGTGATCCACCAATCTCGAGTCGTGTTGCCTCGATAAAATTTTGTGGTAAAGGTAGCGCAATAGATGCTTGTGCCTGATACTTTCCTTCTCCTGATATGACTCTAGAGTATTCATACTCGTAAAATTTTAATATCATTTGATGCGCAGGTTCTTGATTAGGGTATTTAAGTTTAACAATACCATCTTCATTCTTTGCTTGTGCCTTGGCGTCTGCTGGCGTCATTGAGCGTACAGCATTTTTTGCAGCACCTTTTATTACATTTGCAATATTCGCTGAGGTTGTTTCTGCCATTTACATTTGTCCTGTATAAATACATAAAGTGATAACTTTATTTATATGAGCAACTTATGAAGTACCAAGGAAAATTTAAACCTCGCAACCCACAAAAGTATAAAGGCGATTCAACAAATATAATTTATCGTAGTGGTTGGGAATTAAAATTGATGTCTTACCTTGATAAGCATCCTGGCGTATTATTATGGAACAGTGAGGAGATTGTTATTCCGTATCGTTCGCCTATTGATGGAAGAATGCACAGATATTTTCCTGATTTTTATGTTGAGATGATAAATAAAGATAACAAGAAAGAAAAAATTTTAATAGAAGTGAAACCAAAATATCAATGCTCGCCTCCTGTGCCAAAAAAATCAGGAAGCAAACCTACCCAGCGTTATATTCGTGAAGTAAAAGAATGGGGTATCAATAGCGCAAAGTGGAAAGCAGCACAAGAATATTGTATTGATAGAGGGTATCGCTTTCAAATAATGCACGAAGATCACTTAGGGATAAAATAATGTACGATTATAAATGTAAGGTAGTGAAAGTAATTGATGGCGATACAGTGGATGTAGATATTGATCTCGGTTTCGGTATATGGATGAAGAAAGAACGTGTAAGGATTATGGGCATTGATACACCAGAATCACGTACACGAGACAAAGTAGAAAAGAAATTTGGTTTGGCGGCGAAAGCACGCCTCAAAGAATTATTAGGTCCTAACCCAGTGTTACGTACACAAATCAGTAAGAAGGGTGAGGATATGAAGGGTAAGTTTGGTCGTATCCTTGGTGACTTTGATGTCTATGATGCAACTACAGATGCATGGCGTCCAGTCACAAAAATTATGATTGAAGAGCATCACGCTGTTCCTTATCATGGTCAAAGCAAACAAGATATTGTTTTTGAGCATTTAGAGAACAGAGGACACTTAATCAAGGCAGGTATTGTAGAACTATAATGGCAACACTTTTTGATGAGATACTAACCAAAGGTGTTCGTGCTGGACAAATACCCGCACGTACACAGAAAGCACGTGACTGGTATCGTGAAACAGCATCAGAATATAAAAATGTT